CAATGACCGGCACACAATCGCCAATGGTGGCAATCGAATTACGCTTTAACTGGCTTAATGACCGTGCAGACGGCTGGCAATTCGGCGAAACGGGCATCCTTGAGGCACTTTCCGAGCGTTTTAACCCTGATTTAGCGGTTGAAATTGGGGCCGGTGACGGGCAATCACTACCGCTTACACTTGGCTTTTTGCTCGAAAAAGGCGTCAAAACAGTGCTTTTTGAGGCCGATGAACTACGTCAAAACGCGCTCAAAATGACCCGAAAAGCCGCTGTTATCCACGGTTTTTTTGACGCAAGGCTGCTAGATGGCTTGGAACTGTCGCAAAGTTTCGTTGTGGTCGACGTCGACGGGCAGGATTGGCCGATTGCTGAGGAAGTGCTGAGATGCGGCAAGCCGCAAGTCATGATGATTGAGCACTATGACGAATTTGGTCCGCGGTACGGCAGGTGTGAGCCGGAAGGACTGCCGCCGCGGTGGTGTCTCGGTCTGCTTGTCGACGGATTCTCAATCCAGGCACCCGCAAAAGAAATTGAAAAACGCATTCGCTGGTACGGCTATACACTGGTCGCGAAAAGCCGCGTGAACTCTCTTTTTGTCCGCAACGATCTATTGCCAACCCTGGAGGGCTGCTGATGTTTAGCTACAACACGTCAACGAAAGAGATTTTTATTTACGATTACATCGGCCCGGAATGGTTTGGCATGATCGACGCGGGGGCAGTACAGGAAGCATTGAACGCGATCCCCGGCAGGGCTACGGTGCGAATCAACAGCGGGGGCGGCGGGGTCGATGAAGGAATTGCAATTTACGAAATGCTACGGCGACACCCCGGCGGCGTGGATGTTGTCGTCGACTCTTCGGCCTATTCAATCGCTTCGGTGATTATGCTTGCCGGCGAATCACTGACGATGGCAAAGGGTGCGGCGGCAATGCTGCATTCGCCTTGGATGATGGTCGCTTCTGGTAACGCCAAAGAGCTTCGCAAGATTGCAGACATGCTAGAGACGAGCGAGGAACGTCTAGTGTCTATTTACGAAGACGCATTTGCCAAACGTGACAAGCGAAAGGACCGCGACGAAATCAAGGCGATACTAGACGCCGAAACGTGGTACACGGCACAACAGGCACTAGATGCTGGGCTGATCGATGCAATTGACGGCCAAGCGGTAGAGCCGGTCGCGGCAAAGTACAGAAACATCCCGGCAGCAATTGCACGAGCCCAAAAGGCAGGCGACCGGACGCCGTACCCGTTCGCGAGAGAATCTGCAAAGTTGAGGCTGCGGAAAAATGGATAAGCAGTTGTATAAGGTCCAGTTGAAAACAACCAAGACTGAACCGTGGGTGACTTGTAATAAATTCGACGATCTGGAAAAGGCGAGACAATGCTGCTTGCAAAAAATGCGGCAGCATAGAGGCAAGCCGGGGACTATGTGGGCAAAAAGCCGGGTAGTTGTGGGTAGTGGCGATTTGCCAGAAACTCAAATCTACCCTTAAACAGTTGACAAGCGGTAGCAATTTGCTACCGTAATAGCACACGACGACTCTATCGCATTCTGGCAACTCGTTAGCGGCCGGATTTCGATTGGCGGCGATTTGGAAACAACACCAAACCGCGGCCGATTAAATCCAGGCCGTTTGGCTTTTTAGGACATGATCGGCCGCCAATCAGAAGGCTGATCATGGAATTGAAAGCACGAATCGAAGGGCTACAGGCCAAGCGTAACGAACTCTACGCCGAAGCCGAAGCAATCTTAGCGGTAGCGAAAGAGGCTGACCGCGATCTTACCGGCGACGAATCGGCACGACTCGTTGCCATCCAAGGCAAGAGCGAAAGTGACCTCGGAGAGCTTGGAGCGGTCGACGCTCAACTCAAGCAGTGGCAGCATGTCGCGACCCGCATGGAGATCACTCGGGCACAGGCATCGGCACCTACGCCGCGGCTTGGGGATCCTCCAGCGACCGTTGTCAACGTCAAGAAGTACCGCGGCAAAGCGAAGAATTTCGAGAGCCATCAAGACGCGGTCGACGCTGGTCTGTTCTGTGCGGCCGCGATCTACGGGCACGGTCCTTCGATGGACTATTGCCGGGACAAAGGGCTGATCGTCAATGCCCACAGTGTCGGCGACAACACGAAGGGCGGCTATGTTGTGCCAGAGCCTTTGGAGGCGTCCATCATCCGGCTTGTCGAAGAGCGTGGCGTTTTTCGCCAGTACGCTCGAGTCTACCCGATGGGATCGTCCAGCGTGCTAATCCCACGGCGTGCCGGTGGCTTCACCTCGTATTTCGTTGGCGAAAACGACGAGATCACCGCGTCCGATATGAAATTTGACCAGATCAAATTGGAGGCCAAAAAGCTTGGCGTTTTGATGCAAGTTTCAAGCGAACTTGACGAAGACGCCATCGTTGCACTTGCCGATTTGGTGTCGACGGAATTTGCTTTGAGCTTTGCCGAAAAGGAAGATCAGTGCGGATTCAACGGCGACGGCACCAGCACGTATGGCGGGATGGTCGGGCTCAAGTCTGCACTTGCTGCGGGCTCGATTGCTAAGACCGCAAGCTCCACCACGTTCGCCGCTATGGTGATCGCGGATTTTGAGGCTGCGGTGGCGAAGCTTCCGCAGTTCCCCGGCATCTCGCCGGCGTGGTACGTGTCGAGTGCAGCGTATCATCTTTCGATGGCTCGATTGCAATTCGCCGCGGGCGGCAACATGGTCGACAATATCGCGGGATCGCCGCAGTTGTCATTCTTGGGCTATCCCGTTCGATTTGCACAAGTGCTGCCGAACTCGTCGGGATCGCTTGCCGATACGATCGTCGCCTACTTCGGTGATCTTTCGATGGCAGCAACCTTCGGCAATCGTCGAGGGGTGACGATCAGTTCCGATAGTTCGGTCTATTGGAAGCAAGACGCTATCGGGCTCAAGGGCACAGAACGGTTCGACATCAACGTTCACGAACGGGGGACGGCAACCGAAGCCGGCCCGATGGTCGCCATCGAATTGCAATAATCCTTCCCTTGCTCCGGGTAGGGTTGGGGCCGGTTGGCAAATGCTGGCCGGCCCCTTTGAAACAAACAAAACACCGACAGGAACAACAATATGAAAAGCCTTCAGCCGATTTATCAGGAACTTGTTTTCGCACCAGCAGCCGCGGCCACTACGACCGCGGCAAAGTCAATCGACACGCTAGGCGCGAAGAATCTTTGTGTGTCGTTGAGTTTCTCAGCGAACCTCAACACGAATGCAGCCGGACCCGCTTTGCAATTCGCGCACAGCGACACCGATGCTGCAACGGCATTCGCGACCTTCGACGCTGCCCTAAACCGCAGCGTTAGCCGTGGGACCGCTGGCGTGATTAGCGTCTCGCATATCAACCTTGACGGCAGCGTAAAGCGATATGTGCAGGTAAAAGTCACTCCGGGCACGACCACGAATGATACTGTCAGTTACGGCGGGGTTGCGTTGGAAGACAAGGAAATCAGGCCAAGTGCAGTCGCCGACGTTGGCGGCAGTGCCGTCTTGAGCTAGTACACCAACACCCGGAGCAAATGGGAATGGAAACGAAAGTAAAAGTACATGCGTTTATGACGGCGGCCCGTTACGAAAACAGCATGGCACGAAATCACATCGAGATCGCATTGCGAACGCTTGGGATCCCGATGCAGGTAAGCGGCGGCGTGTTTTACGGCCAGTGTATGCAAAACATGCTACATGACGCTTTGAAGTACGGCATCGACTACGCAATCACAATTGACGGCGACAGCATGTTTACCCACAAGCACATCGAAAGGCTGCTTGGCGTGATTGTGCGGCCCGATTGCGGCATTGACGCATTGGCGGCCCTGCAATGCAAGCGAGGTTGCCATTACCCGTTAGCAAGTTGCGGAGAATCAACACTGACGATCACAGGCGAGCCGTTCAAAGTATCGACAGCACATTTTGGGCTGACGGTTTTGGACATGCGGAAGCTTGCTACGGTGCCGCTGCCGTGGTTTGCGGATCGACCTGGACCCGATGGGACTTGGACGCACACAGACAAGATCGACGCCGACATATCGTTTTGGAAAGCTTGGGGCGAAGCCGGTAATTCGCTCTACATGGATCCGGGTTGTAGCATCGGGCACATGGAAGAAATGATCACAGTTTTCGACGACAAAATGCAGGTACAACACCTCTACCCGAAGGAATGGCGGGCAGCGAATGGTTATAGCGCCTCCTGATTATGTGACGGTCGTTTTTCTTCGGGACTGGTTTTTGATTCGTAAAGATCAACGCCACTTAGTGACCTGGGGACAAGCCGACTTACTGACCCGCCGCGGATTTTGCGAGATCGTACAAGATGGAATTGACAATCCCGAAATGGAAGCGACTAACGCAACCGACAAGCGAGCCGGTGAGCCTATTGCAGGCCAAGCAGGCATTGAACATCGGCACCGGCGACGGCACACACGATGAGCGGCTTACGTTGTTGATTCAGGCGGCCCGTGAAAAATGGGAACGCGATACTCAGCGGGCAGCTACCGCAGGAACATTTCGGCAAGTGTTCGATGCGTTTGCGGATCCGTTG